GAAACCATCTACCGTGCTCTTGCAATACGCCATATGGAATTACCAGTTGGCGACTTTATACAAGACTCTCTCTCAGAAATTCCTAAATTATCTAGAGAACTTTTGGAGTCGAACATAAAGGATGAAATCAAACATGATTTAGCTCTTGGATACATCACAAATGTACATGGCGTTGATGATACCGCAGAGGCAGAAGCCTTGCGTCTAAGAGATGCATGGATGGCTCATCCTGACCACACAGTATTGAAAGCAATGATTATTGAAAGATCAATATTTTTTGTTTTATTGCCATTTTTTAGATTTAATGGAGACGCTGGTTTAGCAACAGTTTCTGCTGATATATCTAGAGATGAGCAAGTACATGTGGCAAGTAATAGTTTGGTCTGTGCAGAGCTAGGTCTAAAACCTAGTCCTTCATTAGACAAACTTAGAAAAGCAACAATAAATTGGATCATGCAGCCACTAGCTATGCAGCATGAAGATCAATATTTGAGCAAAAAATTTTGGTTGGATGCGAGTGATCGTCTTATGTATGAAGGCAAAGCTCCCCAACTAGTCACCACCAAGGCAGCAAGAATGCCAGCATTTTTTGAACATGACAACAGAAATCTCCCTCAGTACGCTTAGGTTACATAACGAGAGACTCGATAAGTTACTTATAAAACTAGAGGAAAACTTCGGTTGGAAACCTATCCATCCAAAAGAAGAAGTAAACACAATCTTCTACAGAGCTGGTCAAGCCAGCGTTATTGAATACATAAAATCCATAATGGAGGATGAAATCTAATGTGTGCACCCGCAGTAATACCAATTATTTCAGCAATAGGAGCTATCGGTTCAGCTGGACAAGCACTTGGAATATTTGGAGGAAGGAATAGAAATCAAACACCACCACAAAGAGCTATGACCCCACCTCCTACAGCAAGAGGTCCAGGACCAGCTGCTCAAGGAGCTGGCGATGATGAAAAAACTAAAAAGGTTGATGAATCAATTAAGATCCAACAAAACGCTAAACAGAAAAGAGATAAGCAAACAGTTAAAAAAGGTTTAGGTGCTTTAGGAGCAGCAGCCGCTGTAAACACTGGAGTTGATTCAACACCAGCTGGTGGAGTTAATACAGGAACATGATAACCGCAAGACAAAGATACACTCAACTGACTCATGATCGAACACAGTTCCTAGATACAGCAGTTGATTGTTCTGAACTTACCTTGCCTTATCTAATAAAAGATGAAACAGACGGACCATATCATAAAAAATTAATCACACCTTGGCAAAGCGTGGGAGCCTCTGCGGTTGTAAATTTGGCGGCAAAGCTTTCCCTAGCTCTTCTACCCCCACAAACTAGTTTCTTTAAATTACAAATTAGAGATGACAAGTTAGGTGTAGATCTACCAGCAGAAGTTAGAAGTGAACTAGATCTTTCCTTTGCAAAAATGGAAAGGATGATTATGGATTACATCAATGCTTCTACTGACAGAGTTGTTTTAAACCAAGCTCTAAAGCATTTGATAGTGTCTGGTAATGCATTAATATTTATGGGCAAAGATGGTCTCAAGCATTATCCCCTTAACCGTTTCGTAGTTAATAGAGATGGGAACGGGAACGTGTTAGAGATCCTTACAAAGGAACTGATTAGTCGTCAGGTTCTTCCAGAAGACTTAGAAGAACCCAAACAACCTAATACAGGTATAGATGAGACGAAGTCTTACGATGATGATGTAGAAGTATTTACTTATGTTCGTTTAGAAAATGGTAGATGGGTTTGGCATCAAGAAGTATTTGACAAAATTATAGAAGGCAGTAGAAGTAGTGCACCAAAGAATGCAAACGCATGGCTCGTGTGCCGCTTTAATTCTGTGGATGGAGAAGATTACGGACGTGGAAGAGTAGAAGAGTTTCTTGGTGATTTTAAATCTTTAGAAGGTTTATCTCAAGCACTAACGGAAGGTAGTTCGGCAGCTGCGAAGGTCGTTTTTCTAGTCAGTCCCTCTTCAACCACAAAGCCAAAAACCCTTGCAGAAGCTGGAAATGGAGCCATAGTTCAAGGCCGAGCGGAGGACGTACAAGTCGTCCAGGTAGGCAAGACAGCAGATTTCCGCACTGCATCTGAAATGATTTCTAATTTAGAAAGAAGAATCAACGAAGCCTTTTTAAAAGTACAGATACGACAAAGCGAAAGAACCACAGCTGAGGAAGTACGCCTTACACAGTTGGAATTAGAGAAACAGCTTGGCGGACTATTCAGCCAGCTGACGGATGAGTTTCTCCGACCCTATCTCTCTAGAACTTTACATATACTTCAAAGAAATAATGAGATTCCTAAGATCCCTAAAGATCTTGTACGTCCGCAAATAGTTGCTGGTGTAAATGCTTTAGGAAGAGGACAGGATAGAGATAGCTTGACTCAATTTGTCACAGTGTTGGCTCAAACAATGGGACCACAAGCTTTGATGAAATTTATAGAACCAAGCGAATATATAAAACGTCTTGCAGCTGCACAAGGTATAGACGTATTGAATCTTGTTAAGACTAGAGAACAGTTACAACAAGAAACGCAGCAACAACAACAACAAATGCAAGCTCAGGAAATGACTAAACAAATGGGTCAACTTGCTAGTGCTCCAATGATGGACCCAAGTAAGAATCCAGCAATGTTAGAGCAACCTGAAGAGGCAGAAGAAGAACCACCAATGGAAGAATAAAATGGCAGAAACTTTAACAGTCAACGATACACCTGAAGCTGAAGGTTTATCACCCGAAGAGCAAGATTCTCTACAAGTCGGTGAGGAGATGGCCGAACAGCAAGGTGAATTACTTGCTGGTAAATATAAAAATGCTGAAGATTTAGAAAGTGCTTATCTAGAACTACAAAAAAAATTAGGAGACAATGATGGCGTACAAGAAGAAGGGCGGAACGAAACCCAAGAAGTAGAACCAGAGGAACCTACTGAAGTTGAGATGTACCAAGAAGACGGAAAAGTAAATTATGAATCCGTCAAAGAACATTATGGTGAAACTTTAAGTAATTTATTTGAACAGAAAGGTGTAGATCCATATAGTATTGCTGAACATTTTTATAAAAATAATGGTCAGATTACACCAGAAATGCATAATCAATTAACTGGAGCTGGTATAGCTAAGGAAGCTGTAGATGCGTATTTAGCTGGACGAGCAAAAGATATGGGTATGAATGCAGCTGTATCACAAACAGATATAAATTCAATTTATCAATCAGTAGGTGGTGAAGCTAAATATAAAACATTAATGAACTGGGCAAGTAATAACTTGTCTCAAGAGGCTATAAAGTCATTTGATAATTTAGTTAACACTGGTGACCCTGGCTCTATACAGTTAGCAGTCGATGGTTTACAAGCTAAATACAACGATGTAAATGGTTACGAAGGAAGAATGCTACAAGGCAAACCTTCTAAAACAAACACAGATGTATTCCAAAGTCAGGCTCAACTTATAGAAGCTATGAGTGATAGAAGATATGACAACGACCCTGCATATAGAAAAGCAGTAATAGACAAACTTGATAGATCTGATATTGAATTTTAATGGAAAAATTAAGAAGAAAAGTTTTAGCAAAAGTTAAAAAAAAACTTACAAATAAAAAAAATGTTTCTCCAGCTTCTCGATATGTAAGAGCTGTAGATGCAAGAAACGCAGCTATCAAAAAAGCCTTTGGAGATAATTTCTAATGGAATACACAACACTAAGAGAACCACAAAAACTACCAAAAGGTAAACAGTCAAAACGTCAAGTTAAGTGTCCTTCTGGTTTTTACTTTGATAAAGACAAAGGTAGATGCGTACAAGCTGGCGTAGGTCCACAATTCAAACCATAGAACAATGACAAATCACAACCACGATAATGACTCATGGCATGTAGCTGAAGAGCTAAATGGCCGTCTCGCAATGATAGGAGTAATAGCTGCTATTGGAGCATACGTTTTTACAGGACAAATAATTCCAGGAATTTTATAAATGCCTTATTCAAAGTATTCAGCTAAACAAAAAGGATTAGCTTCTTTAGCTGGTAACAAGAAAAAAATCGGTTCAGACGATTTAGCAAAACTTAGAGCAATGAAGTCTAATGGCAAAAAACGTAAGCCTAAAAATAGGAAAGCATAAGAGTAGAAAAGGTGGCTTAACAAAAGCTGGTCGAGAAAAAATTAATAGAGAAACAGGATCGAACCTAAAGGCTCCACAGCCTGGTGGTGGTCCTAGAAAAAAATCATACTGTGCGAGAAGTGCAGGGCAAATGAAAAAATTTCCAAAAGCTGCTAAAGATCCAAACAGCAGATTAAGGAAAGCAAGAAGAAGATGGAAATGCTAATGGCACACAAATCAAAAGGTTCCTGTAAAAAAGGAATGAAAAAAGGAGGAAAGAAGTATGCCCGCTAAACGTGGACTCTATGCAAACATTCATGCAAAGAGAAAAAGAATAGCTGCTGGATCAGGAGAAAAAATGAGAAAGCCTGGTACATCTGGAGCACCTACAGCTGCAAACTTTAAAAGAGCAGCAAAAACTGCAAAGAAAAGAAAAAAATAATTTATACAATTGCTCCCATAAGAGGTCGGCCCTGGCTGGTGGGAGCATAACAACCTCATTTAATTTACATATATTTTTTATTACACATGGCTGCAATCTCAATTAGTAGAGAAACAACCAATAAGTGGCAAGAGTTATGTAAGTGGGTTACATCAACAGACAACAGATTATATGTTGGATGGTTTGGTGTTCTTATGATCCCTGCATTACTTACAGCTGCAACATGTTTTATTATCGCCTTTATAGCTGCACCTCCTGTTGACATAGATGGGATACGTGAACCAGTTTCTGGCTCATTACTCTATGGAAACAACATCATCTCAGGGGCAGTTGTCCCATCATCAAACGCAATCGGTTTGCACTTCTATCCAATCTGGGAAGCGGGAACCCTTGATGAATGGCTCTACAACGGTGGACCATATCAGCTCATCGTATTCCATTTCCTCATCGGTGTCTCTGCTTACATGGGACGACAATGGGAACTTAGTTACAGATTAGGGATGAGACCCTGGATAGCAGTAGCTTACTCTGCACCAGTGTCAGCAGCATTCGCTGTATTTCTTGTCTACCCTTTCGGTCAGGGGAGTTTCAGTGATGGTATGCCTCTTGGTATTTCTGGTACTTTTAACTTTATGTTTGTATTTCAGGCAGAACATAATATCCTTATGCATCCTTTCCATATGCTCGGTGTTCTTGGCGTATTCGGTGGTGCTCTTGCCGCTGCTATGCACGGAAGTTTGGTTACATCTTCTCTCATTAAAGAGACGACTGCATTGGAAGCTCAGAACTATGGTTATAAGTTTGGACAGGAAGAGGAGACATATAACATCGTTGCGGCTCACGGCTACTTCGGACGTTTACTTTTCCAATATGCAAGTTTTAACAATTCTCGCTCTCTACACTTCTTTCTGGCTGTTCTCCCCGTGGTTGGCATATGGCTTACCTCTATGGGCATAGCTACTATGGCATTCAACTTAAATGGTTTTAACTTTAACCAGTCAGTTGTTGACGCTAACGGTAAAGTTATTCCAACATGGGCTGACATAGTCAACAGACAAAACTTAGGTTTCGAAGTTATGCATGAGCGTAACGCACATAACTTCCCATTAGATTTAGCATAATACTGTCACGTCCGTTCATCCCTTACGGGACGCATGAATCCTAAGCATGGAACGGGGCTTAGGTATATGGAGCTTACTATGCAAGTAACTTACGTATATCGTGGCATTGCTTACACAAGAGTAATCAAGAAATAGTGATCTGGGAGGTGCAAGTCCTCCCTACTCAATTTGGCTTTTGACCCTTACGAGGATACTCATCAGCCGTCATGACGGTGGGATAGACCACATAACAAAAGAGTCGCATAAGACTCGCAACTTTTCGTACGACAAGACACGTAAATATATCTTTAATTTTTAACTGAAAAAATGGCTAATGCTAATCAGGTCAGTTTAGGTCGCTCAAATTTAGCGACTGGTACTGGCTACAATGATAAGTATAATTTGTACTTAAAATTGTTCAGTGGGGAAATGTTCAAAGGCTTCCAACACGAGACTATCGCTAGAGATCTCGTTACTAAGAGAACCTTAAAGAACGGCAAATCATTGCAGTTTATCTACACTGGACGCATGACAAGTTCGTTCCACACACCTGGAACCCCCATACTTGGAAATGCTGACAAGGCTCCTCCAGTCGCAGAAAAAACAATCGTAATGGACGATCTATTAATCAGTTCAGCTTTTGTTTATGACTTAGATGAGACACTTGCACATTATGAATTGAGAGGAGAAATATCTAAGAAGATTGGATATGCTCTTGCTGAGAAATATGACAGACTAATCTTCCGTTCTATTACACGAGGAGCTAGATCTGCATCTCCAGTATCTGCAACAAACTTTGAAGAGCCTGGTGGAACACAAATCAGAGTTGGTTCTACAACTAACGAATCTGATGCTTTTAACGCTGGAAACCTAGTAAACGCATTCTATGATGCTGCTGCTGCTTTAGATGAAAAAGGAGTTAGCACTGATGGTAGATGTGCTGTACTAAACCCCCGTTAACATATTGGCGGCTTTCAAGAGTAATCTTGATCGAATAATCGGATGAATTGCTGGAACGGTTTATACCCAATCAGCAGCCAAGCCCTTCACGCTTGAAGGGAAGGTTCAGAGACTACATGGAGCACTAAGAACGTAGTGCGTAATACATGAATAGCGTCCGACATCCTTATAGGATGATGATATAGTCCAAATTGCAATATTATGCACTAATTCAGGACATTGGTTCTAACGGATTAGTAAACAGAGACGTACAGGGTACTGCTTTACAAGGTGGTAGTGGCGTTATCGAAATTGCTGGAATACACATCTACAAATCTATGAATATTCCATTCTTAGGTAAGTATGGTGTTAAGTACGGCGGTACAACAGGTGAAACAAGTCCTGGAAATCTTGGTGATTTCATTGGACCTACACCAGAAAACGCTAATGCTACTGGCGGAGTAAACAACGACTACGGTACTAACGCTGAGTTAGGGGCTAAGTCTGCTGGTTTAATTTTCCAAAAAGAAGCTGCTGGAGTTGTTGAGGCAATCGGACCACAAGTCCAAGTAACCAATGGAGATGTCTCGGTTATATACCAAGGTGATGTTATATTGGGACGCATGGCTATGGGGGCAGATTACCTAAACCCAGCTGCTGCTGTTGAATTGTACGTAGGTGCTACAGCTCCTTCTGCATTCTAATTTTTATATACATGGAGGCTTCGGCCTCCCTTTTTTTTATTTGTTAATATGACAACTCCCACAACAATAGATACCGAGACAGAACTCTCCGCTGTAAATACAATACTGGGAGCTATCGGTCAATCTCCAGTAACAACGCTAGGAACAATAACTACAAACGTAACTAATACAGCATCAGAAGTTGCAAACACTTTTGATAATCCAGAGATAGCACTTATATACCAAATATTAAAAGAGTGTAATAGTGATATACAGAACGAGGGTTGGTCTTTCAATAGAGAAGATCACGTTAAATTTAGCCCAGATGCAACAACAAAACATATCACAATACCAACTAATGTTTTGCGTTTAGATTCAGAAAATCCAGAAGATAAAACTATAGATCCTATAAGACGTAACGGAAAACTATATGACAAGGTAAATCATACTTTCGAATTTGATGACGATATCTTATTGAATGTTGTTTATTTTTTTGAGTTTGAAGATTTACCTTCAATTTTCAAAAGATACATAACTTATAAAGCAGCTGGCAGAGCAGCAACACAAATGATTACTAACTCTCAATTAGTTCAACTTATAGCTGCTCAAGAACAAATGGCTAGAGCTTCATGTATGGAATACGAATGTAATCAAGGTGATTACAACATGCTTGGTTTTCCTCATAACACAAATTATTCAACATATAAACCTTTTAGAGGATTACAAAGATAATGGCAACAGTAACTCAACAAGTACCAAACTATGTATTAGGAATATCAGAACAGCCAGACGAATTAAAATTACCTGGACAAGTTAAAGACTTGGTGAATGCCATACCAGATGTAACTTTAGGCTGTATTAAAAGACCTGGTAGTAAACTAATAAAAAAAATAACTCCAAATAGTGGAACCTTAAGTTGGTTTCATATATACACTGACGAAGATAATCAATATATTGGATGCGTTAACACATCAGGTCAATTTCAAATATGGAGAACTAGAGATGGTTTTTCTTACCATGATAATAATGGTCAGGGCACAAACCTAATTGATTATTCCAACGTAACAGGAACTAATGCAGCTACATATCTGACTGGTTGGACTGATGAAACTGAAATACAAGCACTGACATTAAACGAACAAACTTTTTTTACTAATAGAACTAAAACTACTGCTATGAAATCAGGGGCTTCAGATAAATCCCCAGCATTAGTAAATGAAGCAATTATTGAATTAAAGACAATATCTTATGGTAAGCAATATTCTTTAAATATTTATAATCCAACTAACCCTGGTTCACCCATAACAGAAACAAGAGCTACTTCTATTGCTGCAAAAGCAGACTTTTCTGAAAGTGGAGGAGCTAATGATGGTTCATGCGAAGCGATGGGTAGAGAGGTTATTAATGCAACTGCCTCTGGAAAAACTAATTTAAGATATGAAATAGATGTCAGATGTGCACCTGTAGTTGATCCAGCAAATATTGGCGGTAGCTCAAGTGGTCCACAATATAATGATTCTTATCAACCCTTTGCAAAACTACAATTTGGTGGTGAAGGTTGGGTTACAGGAAACACTCATAGTTATACAACTAAAAAAGGTGGGTCAGGTTCGATAGAAATTACTTCTCATGTAACTATAAAATCATCTGCAAATATTGCAGCAGTTCGTCCAGCAGCCACATCTTCAAGTGCTGATGAAGCCGTAACCGCAGCTGGAATCCTTGGGGGAATGAAAACGTCATTAGATGCAATTTCTGGAACTGGTATTACTGCAACTATTACTGGTAACTGCTTACATCTACAACGCAGTACACCTTTTGCTGTAAGTACTCCAGAACCACAGTTGATGAATATTGTTACTAATGAAGCAAACTCAATCGCAGAATTACCTTCTAACTGTAGACATAATTATGTAGTAAAGATTGTAAATAGTGGTGATGACGATGATGATTTCTTTTTAAAATTTAAACAATCTAATGCTGGTACAAGCGGTAACTTTTTTGGTGAAGGTGTATGGGAAGAATGTCCAGCACCTGGTATCGAAATAGAAATAGATAAAACTACTATGCCTATTAAGATTGTTAGAGAGTTACCAGGTAATGTATATCCACAAGGAAGATTTTTAGTACAAGAAATAGATTACACAAAACGTGATGTAGGAGATGACAACACAAACCCAGTACCTAGCTTTATAGGCAGCACTTTAGAAAAGATGCTTTTCTTTAGAAATAGATTAGTTGTACTAAGCAAGGGCAATGTAATTCTTTCTAAAACTAATGATTTTTTCAATTTTTTTAGCACGACAGCTATGTCAGAATCGACTGCTGATCCTATAGATATACAAGCTAGTTCTACTTTTCCAACTACTCTGCATGATGGAATAGAAGTTAACTCAGGATTATTAATATTTAGTTCTAATCAACAGTTTATGTTAACTACAGATAGTGATGCTTTAACACCTTCTACAGCTAAAATTAATTTCCTTTGTTCTTATAACTACAATCCTAAAACTGTACCTTTTTCTTTAGGAACAACTTCAGGTTTTATAAACAGTACAGGTAAAAACTCAAGAATTTTTGAGATGGCAGATATAAGACGTGAAGGTGAGCCAACAGTATTAGAACAAAGCAAACTAGTATCTAAAAGATTACCAATAGATCTAACAAAACCTACAACATCTAAAGAGAATAGTTTATTACTAATAGGCAGTCTTGGTTATAACGAAATTTGGGGGTTTAGATTTTATAACAATGGAGAAAAAAGAGTACAATCTGCATGGTTTAGATGGTTGTTAACAGGAAACTTATTGCACCATGTAATTTTAGATGATGTTTATTATGTGGTTGTGAAAGATGATGCAGATGAGGTAGTCATAGAAGCTTTTGATGTTAAAAAACAAGACGATACTACATTAATAGGAGTTGAGAACTATCCTATTCATTTAGATAGACATAGCCAATTATCAGCATTATCTTCTGGTTCTTATAATGCAACAACAAAAAAAACAACATTTGCTAGACCTACAGGCTATGCAAGTACTTCACAACTAGCTGTATATAACAACAATGCTGGAGATGATATAGGTAGATTTGCAAAAGCAAATGCTGTTAGCGGTACACAGAATTTAGAAGTAGATGGAGATTGGACAGGATCAACCTTAATGTTTGGTTATTTATATGATTGGTCATTAAAATTACCTACAATCTTTGTAACTAAAGCAGCTGGAGAAAAAACTAGATCTGATACAAGATCATCGTTAGTAATCCATAGACTACATTTTGCTTTTGGAGAAATAGGGAATATTGATACAGTGATAAAAAGAAAAGGAAGAGTTGATTATACAACTAACTTTAATGCTGCTGAGATAGATTCTCTTAAGGCAAACGAATTACCAGTAGTAGAAGAATTTATACAAACAATACCGATATACGAAAGAAATACAAATTTAGATATACAAATTAAATCTACACACCCTTCACCAGCAACATTGTTTTCTATGAACTGGGAAGGTGATTATAACCCACGATATTATAGACGTGTCTAAAGTAACTATCCATCCAGCTACAAAAGCAGTAGCTTTAGATGTTGCACAAAACTTACGTTCAGACGATTATAGAGAATTAGTAGAGGGTCATGGATTAACACCTGTTGTCCATGTTCCTCTTTTTTTAAATTCTGGCGACAATATTTATTTCACTATGCCAAACGGCAAGACTGCTGGATTGGCTGGCGTATATCCAGACGGACGTATCTGGATGATATGTACAGATGTTATTCATGACTATCCTTATGCATTTTCTAGAAATGCTAAACGATGGTTAGATAAACGTACTGAACCTTTGTTGTGGAATATATGCGATAAACGCAACACAACACACCTAAAACTTTTAAAGTTTTTGGGCTTTAAATTTCTTCGTGAAGTTTTTCATGGTCCAAACTTATTACCATTTATCGAATTTTGTAAAATACCATGTGTTCAGGAATAGGAGGAGGAGGCGGAATGTCTCCTGGAATGGGTGCTGGTCTCGGATTTGGTTTAGATGTTCTTGGAGCATTTGGACAATACGGAGAGCAACGAAGACAAACTAGAGAAGCAAACAGATCAATAGCACTACAAAATCAATTAGCTATTAATGCTTACAATACAAAGAATCGTAATGAGGAAAATATATGGCGAAACAGCAAAATAGATAGTGACATTGAAGTTGATAATAAGTGGCGTGAAACACAAGATGCATTAGCTGAAGCACAATTCAAAGCTAGACAAGCTGCTGGTGAAGCTGCTATTTCACAGCAACGTATTCTTGCCAAGATGTTAACCGCTGGCGGTAGAGAACAATCAGGTAGAAGATCAGGCAGAAAAGGTATCGCAGAGTTAGGAGCACAACTAGCTGCTGCTGGAGCACAAGCTGCATTTGCTAAAGAAAGCGAAATATTATTTAGAGATAAAGCTGGAAGAAATATGGCTGCATTTGCTCAAGGTAAATATGTAGAGTACATAACTGGTAGACCTAGTCCTGAAGCACCACCTTTACTTCAAGAATATAAAAAAGGTCCAAGTTTTTTCAATACAGCATTATCTATTGCAAGTTCTGGTTTAAATAGATATCAACAATATCAGGATAAAAAAGCTCCACAAGTTACTCAAAGTGGTGACTCTTACAACCAGTTCGTACCACCACAGCAACAGCAACAACAACCAGCACAACAGATGTCTATGGGAGGTGCTATGAACACCTTTGATGTACCTCAATTTAGTAACCCTATTTCATTTAGAGATTCAGGTTTACAAAATGAATTAGATGATTATTTCCAGGAGACTAGACAAACTGGTGCTAATGATTTGAATTTCAGTATACAATCATCATTCTTATAAATTATGTCATACAAAGAAGTACTAAGAGGACTGACTGCTGGTGAACAGAATAACGCTAATAGATTTCAACAATTTGAATCTATACGTTTAGCTGAAGACCGAGAAAGAGGTCGTGAAAGATTAAAAGCTATTTCTCAATTTTCTACAAGTCTTGATGGCTTTATAAAAAATACAGTAGATAAACAAATTGAAGAAGATAAATTAAAAGGTAAGCTTGCAGCTATTGAACAAGACATGGAGTCTCGTGAAGTAACAGGTCAAACTCAAATACCACAACAAGATTTTGACGATTACTTTGCAAACAAAGAAACACTACTAGATAGTAAAAAACAATTAAATACTGTAGCTAATAATGTTTTAGAAGAAGGTGGATCATTTCAACAATCTAATGACATTAGTAATTTATCTGGTTGGGCATTATATAGTTTTGTACAACAGAAATCTAAGATTGCAGCTGACGGTTACGAAGACTGGTTGAAAGGCGAGATGCAAAATAATGAAACTATTGAACTAGAAGTTAATGGAGTTAGATTTACGCCTAAAACAGCTGAAACTTTAGATCAAAGAAATGTTGCATTAAAAGCATTACGAAGACAATACCTTGTTGAACAAAACCTTACTGATGTAAACAGAGCATTATTAGATGATAAAGAGGTTGGATTTTACGATAAAGTTCAAAGTGCTCATAGCACCATAATGAAGGGTTATGAGAAAGATGATGCTATAGATAAAGGATTTCAAATAAGAACAGATGCCGTCAATGATTTTGCTGTAAATAAAGATTTTGAAGCTTTATTAGGAACAATAAAAAGAACTATAAAAAAAGATGGATCTCTTCATAACAGAGCAGAAGCTTTAGACGAAACATTCAAGATATTAACTGATATGGCTAAAACAGGTCAGTTAACAGAAGATGATCTTAAAAACATACAAGATCAAGAAATCATGATCGATGGCAAACCATATAAAGCAAGTAGATGGAAGACTAGATGGCTTAAATTAGGTGATGAAGTAACAGAGTATCAAAATGATGTTATTAAAAATGAGATAGAGGCACAAGAATTAAAAGGTAAACAATTTACGCAAGAAGTTTTAGAAGAAGAATCAAAATTAAAGAAAGACGGTAAGCGTTTTACAGAAGAACAAATTAAAGAAAAAATTAATCAATGGGACCCTGCTTGGGGAACTGTGCCAAATAAATTAAAAGATATATTGGATAGGACAGAAGAAGATAGAGAAGATGATGGTGTCATAGAAGATTTAGACTTTAGAATAAGAAGAAACTTACCAATATCACAAGATGATGTTGATAAAATTAAAGATGACCAAAAGTGGAATGATTATTCAAAAAAAGTAACTACAAGTAAAACAACTAGTTTAAATAAAGAAGAGGTAACTAGTTTTACTAATAGATTAAATACAAGACTAAAAAATAAATTTAAACTTAAAAATGATGGTGATACTAAACCAGATGGATATTGGGATTATCACGATAATGCTTTAAATGATTTTCATAGAATATACAGAGAAAATGTTTCTAAATTTGGTAAAGAAAAAGCATTTGACATAGCAAAAAAAGAAGTATTAGGAAATATAAATAAGCAAACAGAAGGTGAAGATGGACTTATATATGATTACTATGAACAGGCTATAGATCCTGATCCAGAGATGACATTAAATAAAGATCTAGAATTAGCAACATATGCAATAAAAATAAATGGTGGAGAAGCTATCACAGATAGTGTTCTACCTGGTACAGAAGATTACTTACAAAGATTTATTGAATCTAATGGTAAAGATTTGCCAGAAATTTATCAACTTATAGCTGATCAACATAATCGAACAAAATTTCCTCCTAAATCAGCTACTGATATTGCAAGAGCACAGGCCGCTTTAATTGGTGATAAAGAAATACCTAAGTCTGATATAGAAAAAGAATTAGACGAATTACCAGATTACATAAGAAGTAAACTCTTAGTACATCCAGATCAAGAACGTGTAAACAGAGCTAAGATTGATTTATTAGCAAAAGATGGTGATATTTCATATAACGATGTTGAATATTTACTTGATGAAGTTGATGCTTTTTATGCAACAGAAGAAGGTAAAGCTATATTAGATAGAGACTTTCCACTAGGTAAAGAAGTTGTTATAGAAAAAGATAGACCAAAAAGAGTTTCGAATAGAGTTAAACAGAGTAAAAGCCGTAGAGATCCTAATGCAATGCCTTGGATTGAAACACCAGGTGGTAAAAAGTTAATAAATGATTTTTTACAAGTAGCAGAACCTATACAATTTAAAGCTTCCAGAAAATTATTCTCCAATTTCTCAAGGGCAATTGAAGAAAGAAAAGAAGAAGTAAGGAAGATAAATAAACCTTCTAGAAGAAATAGAAGATAACAATGTAATTACTAAGGTAATGAAATGAATTCAAATATGAATTTTGATTCTTTTGATACTGGATTTGAAGATTTTTCTGAAGAAGTTCGAGAATCAAGAGAAGAGGAAGAAAGAAAAGAATTGTTGAGACAACAAATGGAAACTCAACAAATTGAGGAACAGGATCGGATAGATGCAGAAGTTACTGATCCAAGAAATAGAGAAAACTTTGGAGGCGTAAGAGGTGTTGCTAAAGAACTAACATCTGCAATAGGTGGTGGTTTGCAAGATACAGCTTCGTCTCTAGTTACTCTTCCAGAAAGAGCCATTGATATGTTCAGTGGTGAAATGGAAGAAGAAATGCAAACTGAAGAAGGTTATAAACCTGAATGGGATGATGCATTTGTAAACGATGAAGATCCAATCGAAACTAAAACATGGTGGGGTGGAGCCTTACGAGGTCTTGTACATTTTGGATCTTTAGCAGTTGGAATAATACCAGCAATGAAAGCTGCGGGTATTGGAGCAGCAACAACTGTAGCTGGTAGTTTAGCTAGGGGTGCAGCAATCGGTGCCACATCAGATTTAGTATCACGGTACTCACAAGATGACAACGGTTTAGCTGTACTAAGAGATAATTTTGGTTTATTAGATACACCTTTTTCTACAAAAGATACTGATCACCCTGCAATGAAAACATTGAAAAATGTTGTAGAGGGTATGGGCATTGGAGTCTTATTCGATGCTGCGGGTTTAGCTATTAAAAGAGGTATTAGAAAAGTACCAGCTAATGAAAAAAGTTTAGTTCAGGGTGAGTTATTTAATACTGAAGACTATATTATTGATGAGCAAGAAATGTCTAAAGTATTAGCTAGAAATGAAAGTGTACAAACACAGATTATAGAAAAAGGGGTACAACAATTAGAGTTTCCAGGATTCGGTGCATATAAAAATAAAAACATTGCGAGTAAAACGCAAGCTGCACCTACTTCGACTGAACCGTTATACAACGTAAAACAACAACTGAAAAGAATAAGAACAGAATATGGAGCTGAAGGTGGTTCTACTGGTTCTGTAACCACACCAGTTTCACTTGATCGTATGAAACGTACTAGTGAAATGGCTGAAGCAGAACTTGTAAAACTTATGAAAGTTTATATGAGTGATGCAAGAGTTAAAGAAGAAGTTGCGGCTGCTAAAGCACAAAACTTACCACTACATAAGGTATGGCAAGACTCAGTTGAGTTAGCACAACAAATAATGGAAGGTAGAAATACTAGTGAATTAACTGCTGACGAGTTTTGGGATTTACTTAATCGTGGTAAAACAACTGTTAATACTGGTACAGCTGAAGAGTTTGCTGTCTGGGATCCTAAAAATGTAGCAGCTGCTGATTTAGTTATAGGATCTCTTTTAAAAGAAATAAGAGACTCTGGAATAACAAACAGAGAACTTTATGATTATGCAAATTTAACTGATGTAGATGGTCCAGCCAAAGCAACGTATGACAAAGTTATAGCTGGTTTAACGCAAGTTAAATTATCAAAAATGACTCATTCAAAAAAGTTTTCTGATTTTAAAGCTGGAAAAGTATTTACAAAAGAATCAAAAGCTGAAGTGTTTGAAGCTGTAAACAAACAAATGGCTGAATCAAAAAAAGCACATAAGTTAGCATATGAAATTGCTGGTACAAGTGACAATGATGATTTATTTAAAGCAATTCAAGAAGCTATATCATTTACAGGTGAGATACATACACTTACTGATTACGATAACTATATAAGGAAAAAGTTTAGAGGCGGAAAAATAAAAGGTAAGACTGAGCAAGGATTAATAGTTAAAGGTTTAGGTAAGGTCATGGTTAATAGTGTGCTTAGTGGTCCAAAAACTCCTATGAGAGCAATATTTGGTACTGGTACAGCCACATTTTTACGTCCTTTATCTATGGCAGTGGGTGCTGGTATTCGTGGTGATGGTGCAACATTAAGAGCATCAATGGCTGCTATGAATGCTATGAGAGAATCTATTCCAGAAGCTTGGGAATTATTTAAACATAATTTAAACGGTTATTGGTCTGGCGATATTGCAACTGTTAAAAGTAGATTTAACCAATTTACAAAAGGTGATGAACAGTGGGCTATGTACACTGATTGGATAGAAAACAGTGGTAGAGCTACAGATGGCGACAAGTTAGCATTTCACATAGCAAATGGTACTAGGGCACTAAATGATAATAAATTTTTAACTTATTCAACAAAAATAATGGGTGCAACTGATGATGCATTCGGTTTGATATTAGCTAGAGCTACTGCAAAAGAAAGAGCAATGCGTGAAGCAATGGATCTTTTTAATGCTGGAAAAGTTACAGAGATATCACCACCCATGTTAATGGAAGCACAAGAAAGATTTTATAAACAAATAATGGATGGTGATGGAAATATTATTGATGATGCTGCTTTATATGCAAAAAAAGAGGCAACACTAACAAATGAACTGCAAGGTTTTTCAGCAAAATTAGATGCTGCATTTGAATCAAGTCCTTGGACTAAACCTTTTCTTTTATTTGCTAGAACTGGTATGAATGGTTTGGCTTTAACAGCAAAACATACACCATTATTTAACAGACTTGTAAAAGAGTCGAGAGACATAATGAAAGCGACACCAGATAATTTAGGTGATTTAGCAATATATGGAATAAAAGATGCAAAAGATTTAGCTAACGCAAAAGCCTTAAGACAAGGAAGAATTGCTATTGGTAGTAGTTTAATTTTGTTAGCAAATATGCATTACATAAATGGTGGTTTAACTGGCAATGGCCCTGCTGATAGGCAAAAACGACAGACCTGGATAGATGCTGGATGGAGACCAAGAAGTATGAAAATAGGTCCAGTATGGGTAGGTTATGATTCTTTCGAACCATTTAACCTAATACTTTCTACTATTGGTGATATTGGAGACCATTTTGATCAAATGGGTCCAGAATGGACAGAGGATCAATATCGAAAATTAGCTATTGTTTTAGCACAAGGTTTGTCTAGCAAATCGTACTTAGCAAGTATGCAACAGTTTGTTGATTTATTTGCTGGTAAACCAGGATCAATGGAAAGAATAATTGCAAGTATTGCTAACAATACGATTCCATTATCATCATTAAGAAATGAATTAGGTAAGGTATTTAATCCTTATATGAAGGAAATAAATTCAGGAATATTGCAATCATTCAGAAATAGAAATTTATATTTAGAAGGTGTTGCAGCATTTGAATTGCCAACTAAATTTGACACTTTAACTGGTAACCCAATTAGAAATTGGGATTTTCCAACTCGTATGTTTAATATGTTTAGTCCCTTTACTATTAATTTAGATTACAGTAAAGGAAGAAAATTCTTATTTGATAGTGGATACGATTTAAGAACAACTACATATTCATATGAAGGTTTAGATTTTAGTAAAAATGCAAGAGTTCGATCTTTATTTGCAAAAGCTATTGGCGATCAAAATATTGAAGCACAACTTAATGCGTTAGCAGATGATCCAAAAATGCAAGCTTCAATAAATAGAATGATATTTGATATGAATAATGGTAATCGTGGTAGAGACCCAATGAAAGCTTATGTTCATAATGCTGAAATTAAAAGGATATTTCAATTAGCAAAAAAAAGAGCATTTAATAAAATTAGAAATCACCCAGAAGTAAGGCAGCTTATAAAAGAAAGAGATGATAGAAGAATTGATAATTTAAAAACATTAAAAAGTACAGGAAACTATAGAAGAAAAAATATCGAAAATATTCAAAATTTACGCAATAAATAATCCGCCCGTCAAATTATCCATAGATAAATGGCGACAACTTATACCGATAACGGTGGAGGTGCTCCTAATGGATCTGACAAGATCTTTACGTTCACTTTTCCCGTTTTACAAAATGAAGATGTAAAAGTTGCATTGAATAACTCGGTGCAAGCGACAACTAAATACACAGTAGATACTTCTACAAATCCTACCCAAATTGAATTTAATAATACAAGTATTGATAGTAGTGTCCAAGAAACTACAGGTGCTCCTAAATCAGGTGTAACTGTAAGAGTTTACAGGGAGACTGCTGTTGGTAAAACAAATGGAGATGATGATCCTAAAGCTGTATTTGCAGCTGGTTCATCTATCCGTGCTACAGATCTTAATGCCAATACTGAACAGGCATTATATGCAATAGCTGAATTAAGAGATCAGCCAAAGTTTACCAATAAAATAACTACGAATGCTGTCACCACTACTCAAATAGCTAACAGTACTATTGTTAATGCCAATGTAAATGCGTCAGCAGCAATAGACGGAACTAAAATTTCACCTAACTTTGGTTCACAAAATATTGTTACTACGGGAACAGGTGCTACTGGCAACTTAGGAGTGACAGGAAACATAACTGTTTCTGGAACTGTTGATGGTCGAGACGTAGCTGCTGATGGTACAAAACTTGACGGAATTGAGAGTGGAGCTACTGGAGATCAGACTGCTTCTGAAATTAGAACACTTATAGGAAGTGCTACTAACAGTAACGTATTTACAGATGCTGAAAGTACTAAATTATCTGGAATTGAAACTGGAGCTACCGCAGATCAAACTGCCTCAGAGATAAGAACCCTTGTAGAAAATGCTACCGATAGTAATGTATTTACTGATGCTGATCATACTAAGCTTAATGGCATAGAAACTGGGGCTGAAGTAAATGTGAATGCTGACTGGAACTCTAGTTCAGGTGATTCACAGATATTAAATAAACCAACAGTACCAGCTAGTATTAATGATTTATCTGACGTAAATACAGCAGGGGTAGCTAATGGAAAGATTCTTAAATATGATTCTTCAACCTCTAAATTTATTATTGCTGATGATGCTAATTCAGGTGGAGGTGGAGGTGGAGGCTCTAGCACCTTTGTTGGTCTAAGTGATACTCCTGTATCCTTTTCTGGAGCTGGTGGTAAAACAGTAAAAGTTAACGCAGCTGGTAATGCTCTTGAGTTTGTTACTGTAACTACACCTACTCAAGATATTGTAGATGACCAATCGCCTCAACTTGGAGGGAACCTTGATGTACAGACAAGAGAAATAAACACAAGTACAACTAACGGAAACATAAAAGTAAATCCAAACGGCACAGGTGTATTTGAAGTTAAAGGTAATACAAATGCTGGTACTTTACAGCTTAACTGTGAAAATAATAGTCATGGTGTAAAAATCAAATCACCACCGCATAGTGCAAATGCAAGTTATACACTAACTTTACCTGTCAATGACGGGAACAGTAATCAGGTATTAAAAACTGATGGCAGCGGTGTTCTTGCATGGGTCGACCAAACTACAGATACAGATACAACTTATTCTGCTGGATCTGGTTTGACACTATCTGGGACTACATTTTCTGTAAATACACTTAACCAAAACACGACAGGTACATCTGGAGGATTTACAGCTGGTAATGCTTCAAATCTAAATGCTGGAACTATTCCTGACGCTAGATTCCCTGCAACTTTACCAGCAGTTAGTGGTGCAAACTTAACTAACTTGCCAACAAGTCCTTACAACATACAGATCAATACTATCTCTTCCTACAGCGGAACTGGTGGTAATAGTGCAACCTTCAATGGTAGTGCTTACAGATTTGTCTTATCTAATGCAGGCGCAAATGCACAAGCTCATCTTGTTTCTATCAATGGAGTCGTTCAGAAACCTAATAGCGGAACCAGTCAACCCAGCGAGGGATTCGCTATTGACGGTACTTCTATTATTTTCTCCTCCGCTCCTCCTAGTGGTGCTGACTTCTTTATTCTCACCCTCGGAACAGCAATAAATGTTGGTACTCCAAGTGACAACACAGTTACTAATGCCAAGATAGCTGACGACACTATATCCGAAGCAAAACTAGATATACATGCAGCTCCTTCTGGAACTGACAAAGTACTTGGCTACACAGCTAATGGTATGGAGTGGGTAACAGCAGCAGCTGGAGCAACAGGTGGAGGAACTGACAAAATCTTCTATGAAAATGGTCAAACCGTAACGACCAATTACACCATTACTAATAATACAAACGCAATGAGTGCTGGTCCTGTGACCATCAATAGTGGCGTAGCTGTAACGATTGGTACTGGAGAAAACTGGACAATCGTATAAAATTATGCCAATAACATTAAACGGAAATGGTACTATAACCGGATATACAGTAACAACTGGCCAGTTGCCTTCTGGTTCTGTTATCAAGGTGTATCATAATGATTCACAAACCAAAGTACAAGGTTCTGCTAACTCTTGGACAGTAGGGCCAGCAACTTTAACAGTAGCTCTAACTAATAGTAATAATAAACTTATTATTCAATCATCAAATAATATTGGAGCAACTGGTGATAACGAAATTGCTTTCGCACTTTATAAAGATAGTGCAGTCACAGGAACAGCAACTAGTACAGGTTATGGAATACAGGGAATCGCGGCTGATGGCAGTTCCAGAGGATATGATAATCGTGTAAATTGTACTCAATTTAATTTTGAACATGCACCGGGAGACACAAATAACCATACTTATCAAATAGTTGCCCAACAACAAGTAGGTACAATTAGATGGAACAGAAGCGGTAATACAAGCGGTGATGACTCAATAGAAACAAGGAGTTCAATAACAATTTATGAGGTAGCAGCATGAGTCAATTAAAATTAACCGCAGACGGCGGTGGAGGAACAGTTGCTATTAAAGGACCAGCCAGTACAACTGGTAATAATGCCTTTGAGTTGACTGTACCAGGTACAGCAAGTGGAACTATTCTTACAAGTAATTCGAGTGTAGGTAAAATTTTGCAAGTTGTTCAAACAACTAAAACAGATACACAATCAATACAGTCACAAACTTTTACAGATATTTCTGGAATGTCCGTAACAATCACACCTACTTCTGCTTCTAGTAAAATTCTAGTAATGTTTTCAATAAGTGTCGCAACCAGTTCATATGGAATGGTTAACCTTGTTAGAGGTAGCACAGATATTTTTAAAGGTAATTCTACTGGTAGTCGAGTTAATTGTACTGTTGCTGCGATAACTCAAAATTCTTACGAATGTGAAACTTATAGTCATACTTTTTTAGACTCTCCAAATACAACATCTGCGACAACTTATAAATTGCAAGCATGTACTCCACATAACGCTAGTTATACTGTCATGGTTAATAGAGCAACTACTGATACTGATTATAATTATGTACCAAGACCAGTTTCTTCAATAACAGTAATGGAGGTAGCAGCATAATGGCAACATTAAACACAACAAACATTAAACATGCTTCCTCTGGTTCTAACAATATTGTTTTAGCTGCTGATGGAAGTACAACTATATCTAACCTGTCAGGTGGTGTAGGTAAAATTCTTCAAGTTGTTCAAGTCGTTCATACTGCTACAGTTTCTACAACAGGAATTACATATACTGATACAGGTTTGTCTGCGTCAATAACACCTAATTCCAGCAGTAATAAAGTTTTAATATTAGTTTCGCAGGGTTATTACATTACAAGAAGCACAGATCAGGCAAGAGGTGGATTTAGATTACTTAAAGGAAGTACAGTTTTAGAACAAGGGCCAAATGCTGCAACAGGACAAGAACCTAATGGTCTTGGTAAATCAACAAACTTAGGAGGTTCTACTCAAGTTGCTGGTAGATATAATTTACATTATTTAGACTCACCTTCTACAACCAGTTCTACGACTTATAAAACACAGTTTGCTAATGCTCAATCAAGTGCAAGCCCTACAATATATGTAAACTCAGGCACAGGAAGTGGAGAAATGGGGTCTGGATTTATAACGCTTATGGAGGTAGCAGCATAATGGCATTAACAAAAATAACAGGTGGAGATGGAATTAAAGACGGTACTATTAAAGAAGCCGATCTTAATATAGACAATACCCCTACAAATGATTATGTACTTACTGCCAAATCTAGTGCAGCTGGAGGTCTAACATGGGCTGAGGCTGTCGCTGGAGCAACAGGCGGTGGAAATGATAAATGCTTCTGGGAGAACTCGAATACAATTACGACTTCTTATACCATTAGCAACAATATGAACGCTGGAACATTTGGTCCAGTAACTGTAAACTCTGGAGCAACTGTAACGGTTGGTTCAGGCGAGACTTGGGTGGTGATCTAATGCCAGTAGCAATTAATGGCACGACAGGTGCCGTAACTGGGTTAGCTCAGTTACCAGATTCTGCTATGAGTGCAGGGTCTATTATTCAAGTAAAACAAACAGTTAAAGTAAATACTTTTAG